CACAACCGTTGTATGAAGAAAGTAATTTGGTATATGTGTATGATTATCGTGCAGTAACCAATAATGTGACACAAATATCATTGGTGCCAAATGCTGTAAACAATGTTTATACAATAGGACTATCAGATGTAGACAAGAATATCATATCTGGGGTTACTGTTTTTAATAACAGCACTAAAACTTATATAGATAGTTCCAACTACCAGGTTGTGATTGTTGACTTGGCACCAGAATTACAGATTAATGCTGGAAGTTATATTAATGTTGGTGATTCTTTGACAATAACGACATTGATTGGAAATACCATATACATTAATGGAGAACAAATCAAATTTACTATTGTCAACCCAGTGACCAACACTCTTGGTGGATTGCAACGCGGCGCAAACGGAACGGGAGTACAGTTATATATCTCACAATATACAGAAGTGTATGGTATATTTTCAACAAATAGACTTCCTGATACCTATTATAATCAAACATGGAATTCCTATGTTTATAATCAGACACTAGGAGACCCACTACAGATCAGCAACACTGTTCCTGCACTATTCTTAGAAGTGGATGTAACCTAAATGATAAATAATCAGATGAAAAACAAAGAAAATAAACCATACACCCAGAATTCTGGAAAGCCAAATGAAGTTGGAGGAATATATTTTTCCTCCAACATTAAAATTTATGATCCTAACTCAAATGAAGTCTTAGTACAAAAAAGAGGGGATAACTAATGTCAATGATCAATCTGCAATACAAAGTTGAAGGATTTGTAAAAATCTTTGATCCGAACTCGGGTGAAATTTTTGTCGACAAGAAAAACGCTATTAATTACGAAACAATGAGTATTGCCTTGGCGAACTCACTGAGTGATCGCGGTTATGGACAAATATATCAAATGGCATTTGGCAACGGTGCAGCGGCAGTGGACGAAACTGGCGTTATTACTTATCTCCCACCAAATACTACCGGTTTAAATGCTTCGTTGTACAATCAAACATATGCAAAGATCGTGGATGATACTAGCGTATTTAATCTTGATCCAACCAGAAATAAAATGACTGTGTATCATACTACAGGCAATCTATATACTGATATTCTCGTACAATGTCTGCTTGATTATGGAGAACCCTCAGGACAACAGGCTTTTGATAATAGTACAGCATTAGTATCTGCTTATACTTTTGATGAGTTGGGTCTATTAGCCAACTATGGAACTGATAGCAATGGAAACCCAATTACTCAGTTGTTAACCCATGTGGTGTTTCACCCAGTTCAAAAGTCGTTAAACCGACAGATACAAATAGACTATACTGTTCGTATCCAGTCAATCTCCAATTTGGTAACTATTTAAGACAGGACAAATAAATGTCATATATTATATACAAAAGTGACGGAACAACATTATGTACCATTTCAGATGGTACTATCAATGTTACTTCAACATCACTAGGTCTTCCTGGAAGATTGTATCCGGGATATGGACAAGTATTTGACACTAACTTTGTACACTTGACCGAAAATTTTGCAAATAGTTCCCCTCCAGTAAATCCCATTAGAGGGCAATTTTGGTATGACACAGGCAACTCTGTCATGCGTATATCACCAATTGATAATGAAGCCGTAACATCAAGCTGGATGGTAATATCAACTTTTGATTCTAATGGTAATCTTGGACAATCAGGAAGTTTTGCTGCAAATAACCTGAATCTTACAAATAATGTATACGCAAATAATATTTTCTTGAATGGTTATGCTAATTTCTCAAGAGGAATGTCAGCTAATGGTGTATACACTGGCGTCTTTTCAGATGGTATAGTATTTGATTATTCTACTGGGAATGGCAGAATTAGTGTTGGTTCTTTGGATGGCATTAATTTTTACAGTGGTGGAGTAGGCAATACTAAAATTTTCGGAATTGATTCAAACGGAAACATTACTTCTACAAATGCACTGCTAGGAAACTCTGCGACCGCATCATATTTTACCGGAACACTTACTACTTCCTCTCAACCAAATATTACAAGTGTGGGTGCCATGACAGGGCTTACTTTTGTATCAAATGGCAACATTACGTTGAGTGGTGTTTCATCACAACTTACTGGTGCTAATTTATTATCTGCAACATATCTAAGTGGAACATTAATAACCAACGCACAACCGAATATCACAAGTGTTGGCACGTTGACAAATCTTGCGGTTGTAGGAAATATAACGGCCACAAATCACATAGGAAATCATATTGGTAATGGTTCAGGACTTAATTCTATAACTGCCGCCAATATATCTGGGATAGTAGCCAATGCAAATTATGCATTATATGCACAGCAACTAGTTGCTGGTGCAGGAGCGTCTACTGCCATTACTGTTACGGCAAACGCCCAACCAAACATTACAAGCGTAAGCAATTCATTTACCCAATTAGCATTTGCGCCAAACGGCAGTATCACTATGAGTGGTGTTTCATCGCAACTTACTGGTGCTAATTTATTATCTGCAACATATCTAAGTGGAACATTAATAACCAACGCACAACCGAATATCACAAGTGTTGGCACACTAAGTTCATTGTCCGTTTCTGGTGCATTTTCAGCAGCAACTGTTAGTGGGAATGGCGCTGGATTAAATTCATTGACTGGGCCAAATGTGATTGGTACAGTAGCTAATGCAAATTATGCATTATATGCACAGCAACTAGTTGGTGGAGCAGGTGCTTCTACTGCCGTTACTGTAACAGCAAATGCACAACCAAACATCACATCAGTAGGTACATTAACCAACCTTACAGTGTCCGGAAACATAACAGGTGCAAATTTAAATGGAAATCACTTTGGTAATGGCGCAGGTTTAACTAATATCAATGGTGCAAATGTTGTCGGTACAGTTCCTCTTGCTGCTACTGCAAACTCAGTGGCGGGCGCAAACGTGTCCGGACAGGTGAGCAGTGCAGCATATGCATCACAAGCTGGATCATTGACTGCTGGAGTTAATGCAACTACAGCAAATACAGTAACAAATGCTTCACAACCAAATATTACTACAGCAACTAATCTGGTAACGGTTGGAACACTTTCTTCACTATCAGTAAGTGGAACAATCTACACGGCATCGGCATTTAGTGGAAATGGTTCAGGAATAACATATATTCCAGCATCAAGCGTAAGTGGTACAGTAGCCAATGCTGCGTATGCAACTACGGTGGGAAGTATCCCAGCAGCTAATATTGTTGGAACAGTAGCTAACGCAACTTATGCAGCAGGTGCTGGCTCTTCTACTACAGCAGGTACGGTAACTACAAATGCACAACCAAACATTACAAGTGTTGGCACATTAACAAGCCTTAATGTTACTGGAAACATAACAGGTGCAAATTTAATTGGAAATCACTTTGGTAATGGTTCAGGACTTAGTTCAATTTCTGGCTCTAACGTAACCGGAAATGTATCAAATGCCGTATATTCTACAAACGCTGGAACTTCTGTTATTGCAGGTACGGTAACTACAAATGCACAACCAAATATTACGAGTATTGGTACATTAACGAGTCTTAATGTATCAGGTAGTATAACTGCAGCAAGTGGAACTATTACTGGCAGTTTATTGACGGGTACTATTACTACAAACGCACAACCAAATATTACAAGTGTTGGCACATTAACGAGTCTTGCGGTAACTGGTAACACCAGTTCTGGTAATCTTACTACAAACACTATTATAGCAACCACTATAACTTCTAACAATATCACCAGTAGCTTTTTTTCAGGAAATGGTGCTGGATTAACAAATATCAATGGCGCAAACGTCACTGGGGTAGTAGCTGCTGCCAACAACGCTACATATGCGGCATCTGCCAGTTCAGCCACAATAGCCGGAACAGTAACTGCTAGTGCACAACCAAATATTACAAGTGTTGGTTCAACATTATCTATTAATGGTTCAAATGCTATAACTCTCTCTAATTATACAGGAAACTTTAACGCTCAGGGCACATCAGGACTGTATTATGGTGGAACTAAAGGTGGCTGGACAAAACTTCCTAATGGTCTCATAATGCAGTGGGGAAATGATAATACATTTTTTCCGGGAGAAGGCGGGGTCACTGTAACATTTCCAGTAACATTCCCTAATATGGTATTAACTGTGGTGGCGGTCCAGAGAGGAGATGGTACAGTAGATAACGATATGTGGGTTCAGGTTCCATATATAACTAATACATATTTTACTTTATATTATCAAGCACCATCTAGCGGCAATAATGGTTACGGATACAGATGGGTAGCATTTGGATATTAATATGACATATTATTATAGTCCAACTACAAAGGGCTTTTATACAGATGAATTGGTATATCCCGAATTTCCAAAAGATGCAATTAAGCTTAGTGACAATAGATATCATGAACTCTTAAAAAATGTCAATCAAAACAATAAAGACATTATGTTTGTTGATAACAAGCTGATATTAATTGAACGAATGCCAGTTAACAATTGGGATATAATAAGAAGAAAAAGAAATATGCTATTAAAGAAAACCGATTACACTCAAATGCCAGATTATCCGGGTGACAAAAAAGCATATGCAGTATACAGGCAAACATTGCGTGATATTCCACAGATATTCTCTAGTCCTGAAAATGTTGTATGGCCAACTGATCCAAGTGAGAAACCAAAACAGTCAACATAAAGTAAGATAAATAGAAGATCGGAGTTAATTAAAGATGGCATATACAATTTTAAACACAAATGGCACAGTTTTAACTACCATTCAAGATGGTACAATTAATACTACAAGCACTTCTCTTGGTCTTCCTGGCAGAAACTATGCTGGATATGGACAAACTATTGATACAAACTTTGTCCAGATGCTTGAAAATTTTGCAGCCAATACTCCACCGCCAAATCCCATTCAGGGACAGCTTTGGTTCAACACCAATAACAACACAATGTATGTTTGTCCAGTAACTGGAATAACGAGCGCATCAAGCTGGTTATCTTTGAATGCCACATCTTCGGGAAATACCACTTTTGGAAACGTAACGGTAACGGGAAACGTTTCAACATCAAATTTATCTGCTTCTGGAACAACTACCTCAGGCACATTAAATGCTGGATATCTAACTGTATCTAATAGTGCAAACTTAGCTAACACTGTATTAGCAAATGCAAATGTTTCTAATATATTAACTTCAACCAATATTACCACTGGAAACGCAACCACCTCTGGAAATTTAACAGGAGTATGGAATATTACAGGTGGACCCGGTGGAGCAGGCGCGACTGCATTAAACTTTGTTTCTGGAGGAATTCAATTGCCTTCTGGTGGTACATATGGAATCAAGTGTGATAATTACATGTATGCAAATGGCGTATCAATTCCTCTTGCAGGTTCAGTGACAGGATTATCAAGTCGTGCAAATGTATCAACAACCACATCATCTATAGCATATCAATCAAGTGCTATCGCGACAGTAACTGCTGCCAAAGGCTATGCATTATATAGTATAACAGCATCAGTTGGTGCTTGGGTGGTCGTATATACAAGTGCAGCAGCATTAGCAGCAGATAGTGGTAGAAGTATATCAACTCCACCGACTGCAGGAAGTGGAGTCATTGCCCAGTCAATCACTACTACAACAAACGTAACTACTTATTTTACTCCTGCTGCATATGGATTTAATGCAGAAAGTCCAGTAAATACCAATATGTATCTTAAGATTTATAACAACAGCGGAAGCACCAACCCCGTTACAGTGACATTAACATACGTTACCTTAGAAATCTAATTAAACAAAACACTTGACAATTTTTATGCAAACCTATACGGTGGGAGAAATCTCACTGTATAGGTGGCAAGTGCGTGTAGAGGCATGATATGTTTAATCAAGTAAATCTTAATATGGAAGATGATTATACTGTAATCAAACAGTCAAAATCATTCATTTTTTTAAAAACAGCTCATAGGTACCAAGCTGGAAAAGGTGCTAGATTTCAAAATCACAAGATCGCTAGTTATAGAATAGTGTTAATAAATCCATATTTCCCTATAGACGAGATAGAAAAACTTATTAAGCCCGATCATGTTAGAAAAACAAACTTCACAGCATGGAAGTTTTATAATTATGAAAGGGCAGAAAAAGCATGGATCATGTTACAACTAAAGTACGAATAATGTTACACACAATTAAAGAGCTTAAAGAACGCTACAAGGGATATAAAGAGAAACGCTTTTTAGAGACGCACGGGTGCAAGACTTGGCGTCAATATGAACGTAAGCATGACTCTGATATAGGTCCGTTGGCTCGTGTAATCAAGAACTATTATCACGGGTATCCACACGTATGGGGTGTTCCAGTAGATAATCACCATCCCATTCATACCATTGATAAGATGGAGAAATGGTGCGAGCAGAATTGTCAGGGCAAATGGCGTAATGATTGGCATCGTGGTTTCTACGATAATTATGGCAATTTCGAAATTAATATCATTGGAACAGGAGACCACATGTTCTTCGCTTTCAAAGATGAACGTGATTATATTTGGTTTACGTTGAGGTGGGCATAATGCATGTTGACAAAATGAAACTCTGCACCAGAGTACGGGCGCCCCAGCATACTCTTTACACAAGTATTTTTACTGGTCTGACTATACCTAAATTTGCGGTACGAGTTTGGCTAGATATTAATAATATTTTGGATTATGAATTGATTGCCGAAGATGATGGCGATCATGGTCCTCTCTATGTATTCTATTTTGTTCATGAACAAGATGCTATTTGGTTTATGCTGAGGTGGGGATGATGTGCGATTATGAAGACGATCAAACTGATAACCCAGTATTGTATAAAATGCCTTATAATATATATTATAAATTGACAGAACATTTTTCTGATAATACTATTGAAATGGAGCGTATGTTAGCCACCGAATTTAATATGTATGAATCGGACATACAACATGATAATGTATATAGTTTTGTTATATTTGATTGCTATAACCCACAATTGTTAGCGTGGTTTATATTAGAGTGGAGTTAACCAATGACAGTAGTTGATGTTTCAACATGCAGTGAACGATTCGAAAACATGTTTTATGACAAATGCTTGCAAGAGAATATTGAATATTTAGAAAAGCATGGTATCGGACCATATGCTATGCCCGATGGACGGTTTGAAGACCGAGTTCATCCATGTTTGAGTGCCGGTTATTGGCATGCATTTGACAAATGGGTTTATGATGAATTCAAGGCAGTTAATGCAAGTGCATTTAAAGAGTTTCATTTTCAAAATGAGCAAGACGCCATTATGTTTGTGTTAAAGTACCTTTAAAAGCTGAGTACTTTTCCAACTAAATTGCTGAACATGTTAAAGATTTTTTCATTTAAAACAGCTTCAGTTTTCTCAATGATATCATTATATTCTGGTGATATTCTGTTTAATTTCACTTTTCCTGATATCAAATACTGTGCAATAAGTTCACAAAATAATTCTATATGAATATTATTAAGAGTGTTTGTTCTTCCAGAACGTGTTGATAATAAACGGGACCCAAGATCGTGCAATTTATTGTTATAAACATGTCCACTAATTTCAACTCCCAAGTGACTTGATTTAGCATGATGTGACGTACCTAAAATGGTATTACAGCATGCCAAAAAGTCATTCATAATATCTTCTTCGTATTGTTTCAGATTCAGGGGAATATTTTCTTTCTCTGGATTTTGAATAGCATGCCCAATTCTATGGGCAAAAGTCCATGCTGTCATTGGCATTGGATTCTTGCCGACAACATTATTTGTGTAAATTACAGTTATGCGCCTGTCTGTTTCTATTTTGTGCCCTAGTTCATTCTGAATATAATTCAATAAGTAACTTGGCTTACCAAGCACTAGATCATTGGGACTAGATGTCTTGGTAATTGTAGGCATAAGAACATAAAAGTTAAACTCAAATGGCGTTTTACTAAAAGCGTTATATATCTTTTTTATGGCCTTTTCGGAGTGAAGAAGCTTTTCATCCGGATGATAAAAGATATCATTGTGTTCTTTGTTGCCACTAAAATTTCCAAAAACTTGAAAATCGGAAATAGGTGCTTCGTTTATGAATTCGTGAGCGCGCATAGAGTATTTATCAGTATGACTCTGAAAACTTTTTCAATGCTGATCTTGGAAGTAAATATAAGGAGAGTATTGGAGAATTAATATGACTAAAGAGACCCCCAAAATTACTTTTCATCCCTTAGTAACTAATGAAAAAATGGAAGAGCTTGAAGCTGAACATGAAAAACTAGTAACGAAGTATCTAAAGCAGCTTGACAAAGTAGAACAGATTAAAGAAACCCTAGGCGGTAAGGATATTGACATCATTAACCATGAATTAAAGTATGAGTGCAATATATTATATAATCTAGAACGTGAAGTTAATGCTTCTAAGCGACACATAGAACGAATTCGCTATACAATGGAAAATCGTAGTTTGATGGCAAGGATTCGTGGAATAGAAGAAAAGAACAATTGCCTTCGTGTGCGTTTCTATGACTGGCTAGCTACTAAGCTAGAAGGATGGGCTAAGAGTCTACGTAATCACGCTATCAAGATTTCTACGCCATGTGCAGTAAAACTTCCAGTGGCTAAGAAAAATAAAAATTCACTGGATGCAAGACTAGGGCTTATTTCCATGGCAAAGGAACAGGAAAAAGAGCGCCAAGAGTTTATGAAATTGATGGCAGAAATTCGTCGCCATGACCAAGAATTAAAAGATAGAGCACAAAAATGACCGATTTTTTTAAACAAATGGACGACAAAGTAAACGAAATCTTAACCGGATATATGTTTGAAGAAATCAATCAAGAAACTTGTGACAATGTTATGCGAGATTTATGCAGAGCATTTGGCCCTGACGTTGCTGCTAAAGTTACGCTTGATACTGATGAAAGAAGCATTGAAGTCAAAATGAAAGATATTCTTACTAACATTAGGACTTATAAGGTATCATTACCGAAAAAAACTAAGGAAATTATTGAAAATGACAAATAAAACTGTGGCAATGATTGGATGTGGTAAACTTGGGCAAGATTGCGCCGAAGTGATGTCGGAATATTATGATGTTGTTGGGTATGATATTGAACCAAGAACACCAACTTTTCCAATGCGTGATACTATCCAAGCAGCAGTAACAGATAGGGATATCATTTTTATCGCTGCACCAACTCCACATGATCCTATATATGGAGGTGAAACACCAACCAGTCATTTACCAAACAAAGATTTTGATTATACAATTGTTACCAATATCCTTAAGGAAGTGAACAAATATGTTAATCATAATCAGTTGGTGGTATTAATCAGCACGGTTCTCCCCGGTACAGTTCGTAGCCAGTTGCGTCCGTGTATCACTAATGCACGATTTATTTATAATCCATATCTTATCGCAATGGGAACAATCAAATGGGATATGGCTAATCCAGAAATGGTAATCATTGGTACAGAGGACGGGTCCATTACAGGTGATGCTGCTGAGTTGATTGATTTTTATAAAGTATTCATGCAAAATGATCCACGTTACGAAGTTGGAACATGGGATGAAGCAGAATCTATTAAAATTTTCTACAATACATTCATCTCTGCAAAAGTGGGAATCGTGAACATGATTCAAGATGTTGCTGAAAAAAATGGTAATATTAATGTAGATGTAGTGACTGGTGCATTGGCGCGTTCCAATTATCGCATTACTGGTCCAGCTTACATGACTGCTGGAATGGGTGACGGTGGAGCCTGTCATCCACGTGACAACATTGCATTGCGTTACATGGCAGAAAATCTTGGCTTGGGGTATGATCTTTTTGATGCCATCATGCGCGCAAGAGAGGTTCAAGCAGAGAACATGGCAAAGCGTTGTCTAGAGTATGGAACGAACGTTACGATTGTTGGTAAGGCATACAAACCCGGTGTTCCATATACAAACGGAAGTTCTTCAATGTTGGTAGGACATTATATTGAAAAGCTTGGAGGAACTGTAAATTATTATGATATTCATACTGATGATTTAGATTTGCGCCAAGATGTTACCGATGTCTATCTTATTGGGTATTGGGAACAATATGTATGTAATATGCGTTTCCCACCTAATTGCACCGTAATTGATCCATGGCGAAGAATCACCAAAGAGCAGCATTCCGGAAAAATTGTTCACTACGGAAACACTCGTATATAATTTTTTCTCCTTGACTTTTCTACAAAAAAGACTATATAGTAACGTAAAGGAGAAAAATTATGAAGAAATTGACCTCAACCTTTATTGGGTTAGCATTATCAATTACACCAATATCTGCTGAAGCACATAACGAATGGCATGAACGCCATGGTCATGGAAATAACATTGCTGGTGCATTGATTGTTGGTGGGATTCTTGGGGCATTGATCGCAGAATCAACACATCAACGCCCTGTAGTTATTGAGCAGCAGCATCAGAGTTATCCAGAGTACCCGACATATCATTCTGTAATTACATACAGGTATTATGATCATTTTCGTGGACAATGTGATGTAATTGATACGTTTGATCAATACAATACATTTGTAATTCGTAAAACAGTTTGTTATGGAGGATAACATGAAAGTCAAAACTTTAATTCAACAATTGTACGAGGCTATTATCCTTAAGGATACTGAAAAACAAAAAGAAATCTATGCTAAGATCACAAAAAAGAGCCTTAAGCATAAAAAGACTCACGCTGTTCAATAATTAAATTAAATCACATTAGGACATTTAGTGACTGAATTCACATTATATAACGGCAACAGTGTTGACGTATTAAAAACTTTACCCGAAAACTCCATAGATTCGGTAATAACAGACCCACCATACGAGCTTGGTTTTATGGGCAAATCTTGGGATAGTACTGGAATTGCATACAATGTAGATTTATGGAAAGAAGTATTCCGAGTGTTAAAACCAGGCGGACATTTATTGTCATTTTCTGGCACTCGCACTTATCATAGAATGGTTGTTGCGATTGAAGATGCCGGTTTTGAAATTCGGGATCAGATCGGCTGGGTATTTGGATCGGGGTTTCCGCACGGGACGAACATCAGTAAATCCATTTCAGCCCAGATTGGGATTGGTTTATGCACATGTTCTGTCTCTAAACAGATAAATAGTTCAGGAGATGAACACGGCAAAGAAAATATTAACACAAGAGATAATAAATCAACTGGGTACGATGACCGACTTGGAACTGTCGAAAAAACTCGGAGTCATAGAAAATACAGTACGAAAGTGGAGAGCGGAAAGAAAAATACCCACATTCCGAACGACACTGGCACCAAAACAGACCCCGTGTGCAACTTGCGGAAAACTAATATTACGCAGGACCAAGGAGTTCCAGAGATCAAAGAACCTATTCTGTTCACGGGGATGTGCAGACCAACATCAGAAAACCAGAGACTCGGAAATGTTGAGATATGGGAAGGGATGGAAGAAAATAAGACAGCAGGTGAGAGAAAGAGACAAAGTTTGTCAGGTTTGCAAACAGACATCGGACAAAGAATTGGAAGTCCATCATCTGGTTCCGTTTCGGTTTGGGGGGAAAAATACGACGGAAAACCTAATAGCACTGTGTCGGAGTTGCCACAGCATTGTGGAAAGCAAAACGCAGAAAGTGTTAGAGCAGATTCAGATAACGGTGGAAATAAACAATGGGGTATTAGAAGCGGGTTTATTTGCCCCGAATGCAACAATTTGCGAAAAGATATAGGAGGAACCTCTCTAAAGCCAGCGTGGGAACCAATTTGTGTTGCTCGTAAGCCACTATCAGAAAAAACAGTAGCAGCTAATGTATTGAAACATGGTACTGGCGGCATTAACATTGATGATTGTCGCGTTCCATGTGAAGATGGCGGTAGACCAGCACGAGAAACTGCTCCATTAAATGAAAATGTTCAGTATAATAACAATTCTTTGGCTGGACGAGTTGACGGGTCATTACAATCATCTAAAGCTGTTGGACTTACATCGCAGGGAAGGTTTCCGGCAAACATAGCCCATGACAATAGTGATGAAGTTGTGGCAATGTTCCCTGAAAGCAAAGGTCAACAGGGTGATGTAAAGGGAACCGAACCATCACATACAGGCGATGATAATACCAACTGTTATGGTGAATACCAGCGCATACCATATACCAAACGTGATGACACTGGTTCAGCAGCGCGGTTCTTTAAATCATGTGAATTTACCAAAGAGGACACACTTGATTATGAGCATGCGCAAAGATTATATTATTGTGCTAAAGCCAGCAAATCTGATCGAAATTCTGGTGGAGTATTAAACAATCATCCAACACTAAAACCAGTATCACTTATGCAATACCTATGCAGACTAGTGACCCCAAAGAACGGAACGGTTCTTGATCCATTTAATGGTTCTGGTTCAACAGGCAAGGCTGCGATGCTTGAAGGCTTCAACTATATCGGCATTGATCTTGATCCAGATTATATCAAGATTTCACAAGCACGCATTCAGAATGCAAAAGAGCAATATGAAAAAGAACAAAACCCTTATGGGGACCTGTTTGAAATAGCAGATGAATAACATGCACGATAGTATAGCATCTCTATTTGAGTTTGAGAACGATAAGATACCGAGTAGAGATATATCGGTATCTGTCTCTCAAGATGATATCACTAAAGCAGTATCATCTATGTTTGACTATGAGTTCAACGGGACTACCACATTTACTGTTCCAAATGTTCCAAGTATTCCGGAAGATTATGGTATCGGGTTGATTGTTGGTCCATCTGGATCAGGTAAGTCATCGCTGTTGAAATCGTTTGGTTCTACTGAACAACCTGAATGGGATGAATCTAAAGCAATCTGTTCACACTTTGAATCGGCAGATCAAGCTGCAGAACGACTATCTGCTGTGGGATTAAACACGATTCCATCATGGCTTAGACCATATCATGTCCTATCAAACGGCGAGCAGTTTCGGGCCAATCTCGCAAGGTCATTGGTGTCAGGCATGGTCTTTGATGAGTTCACATCTGTTATTGACAGGAATGTAGCTAAATCGTGTTCTGTTGCTATTCGCAGATATGTAGACAAACATGAATTGAAAAATATAGTGCTTGCTACCTGCCATTATGATATTATTGAATGGTTACAGCCTGATTGGGTATATGATACTATGACCGGTCAAATGACCGGAAGGGGGTCGCTTCGGCCAAGACCTGAAATCAAATTGGAAATCTTACCTTGTTCAGCCGAAATTTGGCCATTCTTTCGCGTCCATCACTATCTTGACGGAAACATTAATAAAACTGCACAATGCTGGGTTGCAGTATGGGAAGGAACAATCGTAGGATTTAGTGCTGCGCTTCCATTTCCAAATGGAAACTTCAAAAATGCTTATAGGGGACACAGAACTGTTATTTTGCCAGAGTATCAAGGTCTTGGGTTTGGCACTAGATTGAGCGATGCGATTGGCGAAATCTTTTTAGCAAGAGGATGTAGGTTTTTTTCAAAAACGGCACATCCACGCTTAGGTGAATATAGAAATTCTTCTCCACGATGGCGAAGCACTTCAAAAAATGGAAAAAGTAGAAAAGATTATATAACTAGCCGCGCCGTTAAAGAGAAAAACCACAAAGATAAGCATATAAAACGTGTGTGTTTTTCTCATGAATATATAGGCACACTAAGGAATTGATATGAGTAATAGAAAATATTGTGGGAATTGTGGCACATTATACCAAAGTTTAAACTGGCCACGCACATGTAATTTTTGTGGTGATATTGCATGGAAAAATCCTATACCCGTGACTTTTGTTTTACAGCCTGTATTTTCACCAACGCGAGATAAAGTCGGCCTTGTGATAGCAAAACGAGCCAATGACCCCGGAGCTAACCAGTGGGCCTTTGTGGGAGGGTTTGTTGATCTAGATGATATAAATTTGATTGAAGCGGCAAAACGAGAATTCAAAGAAGAAACTGGATTAGATACAGTTGGAATACCTAAAATAATTTATAATGAGCAGAATGCTAGTAATCACATGCTTATTGCCGTGCAGATGTGTGGTGGGGCTATGTCATATGACCAATTTTGTACTGGGGTGTTGTGTCCAGAAAATTTAGAACTGGGGATTATGTGGGACTTAGATCAAGTTAAATTGTGTTTCCCAATTCATCAGAAAATTGCCGAACGTTGGTTTAAGGGTGAAATTTAGTGGCTAGAAAAATAAACACTGATCTCAAAACTTACACCGATGAACAAAAACGCCTCAAGACAGTGCTTGAACAAAACAAGTATGTGATCAAGCCTAACGATCCATTGCTGCTTCACAAGATTGAGATGGATCGTAAACAGGCAGAGTTCAAAGAGAAATCTAAAAACTTCATGGTTCAAATTATTTCTTGACATGCTAGATTGAATAGCGTATAAATATCTTATTAGTTGATGATCGTTCATAGTCAATTAAATGCCTACGGCAACATGATTATTTCTGTTGTAATGAGTGAAGAAATTTCGCTAACAGAATTCCAAACGCAGGGCAAGCCATGTGCTGAAAACTATGCGCTGGATGTTCTTTGGTCATACAATGAACGTGAACTTTGCTTTCCAATTCACACTCACGTTGCCGAACGATGGTTTAGAGGTGAATACCGTTGATTGCTGTTAAATTTTAATAGCAGTAAATCCCTTATGGGACTTTCCTCTACTGATACACATTCCGTGAAATGTGTTGTAATTAAGATTATGCAACTCACACCAGGTTTTTAATGACTTAACTTGTTCTTGAGTTCCATCTGGATGGGTCACTAAAAATTCTCTAGCACAGGGATTTTTTACACCCTTTCTTATGCCATTTTCTTTAATATAAGTCATATCATATTTCATTCCAGTATTATTTCCTCGCAAGGCTCTGCCCCTCTTTCCAGATTCACTTAACAATAATTTTACAAAATCTTTTTTCTCGGAAAGTTTTGCTAGGCCTTGCCACGCAACGTAATCTTGCCAATGCCCGTATTCTTCGTAAAGAATTCTGTGCGCTTCGGCATGTTCTTCCGGAGTGAGTTCGACTAGGTTTTCTGGATAATCAGACCCTCCCATGTGCTTAGGAATAATATGGTGTTTGTGTTTCATATTATTATTTAGTCGATCCTAAAATAAATCTTGACAGGATCGACTAACTGTAGTATAAATAGGTTATCAGTTGTTGATACAATCTGATGCTTGTGTAGGACGCCGGGGCAGCTCCGACCGGGTCCACCATAACTTTATGGGCCCGAATTTAGGTTTCGACTGCAAAGCAGAGGTGAGAGTAGATTGATTGGTTGGCCGCATCATAAGCCAAAAACTGTAAATGTCAACTTTGTTGCACATAATGATAATGAACTTTCAGTAATGGAAATTGCTGCTTGATCTAATGATCATTCGGAGTTTGTGGGTGTACTCTGTCAAATAAACACCCTCATTTATCCGGATAAACCCAATATCTCGCCACATCAGCGGCATGATTTCCGGGGTCTGGCCCACCCGTCAACAGAACGGGCCATTTTTTTCTTGACAAAATAATAATATGCACTATATCCACAAATATGACTCTAAAGGATAAATAGTTCTATGAAAATTCTTGAAGTAACCCAACCGAGCGAACAAGCTCTTTTTGAAGCTATTGATGCCGAGAACGATACCGGTATCAGGACAGAAGACCTTGTAAAGATTATCAAGACCAAAGATGGTCCATGGGCTGGTCCTTTTACCAGCGAAGAATTTGAACAACATCTCCGTCAATTGGCAGAAGCACATGGCGTCACCATCTAAAGTAGAATTCATATATGGACCGATGTGGATAGAATCACTCGAATCTGCCGTAATGGACACTCCTAACGTTATCCGGAAAATCGAGAGTTTTCGTCACGCCAAAGCTGAAAATCCATTAGCGCCATTTGGCACGAATGATAAGTCATTCACGCCAAATGGTATATATAAAAAATATCTACCCAAGGCTTTTAAAGCGCACTTAACCCCAGATATTAGTATAATTTATGAGTTGTCCGGTAGAAATCCTACAGTAATTAAATTGTATGGTGTATTCACCCATGCAGACATGGGAACCGGACAACCACCAAATATAAAAATTCAAAAGAATATGGCAAAACGTCTTTCGGTATCAGAAGACGAAGATTACTGATATAAGCCGTGGCAAAACATTTAAAAAAATATAGAACAATATGTATCAGTGATGTGCATCTTGGCACAAAAGACTGCAAAGCAGAACAGCTTGACACTTTCCTCAAAAATAATACCTGTGAAACGTTATTTCTTGTTGGAGACATCATCGATGGTTGGAAAATACAAAAGAATAAATTTCGTTGGAAACAATCACACACCAATGTCATAAGACGAATTCTTACTCACGCTAAACGCGGCACTAGAGTAGTATACGTTCTTGGTAACCATGATGAATTTTTACGACCATATCTAGCATTCAATCTCGCATTTGGTAACGTAGAAATAGTTAATCAAATTGAACACATAGGCAAAGATGGAAAACACTATCTTGTTGTTCATGGTGATTTATTTGATGGCATCACTAGAGTAAATAAATGGATAAGTTTTCTAGGTGATGGTGCATATGATTTTGTTCTTGCACTTAATACAAAATATAACTGGATCAGACACAAATTTGGTTTTGGATATTGGTCACTCAGTAAATACCTGAAACATCGTGTTAAAAGAGCGGTAGACTTCATGTATCACTTTGAAGATAATATTTCAAGCTACTGCAAGCGCAAAGGATATGACGGTGTGATTTGTGGTCATATCCACACAGCAGAAATCAAGTTGATTGATAATATTTGGTACAGCAATACCGGTGATTGGGTCGAAAGTTGTACTGTCCTATGCGAAACGCACGATGGTGATTGGATTATTATTCAGTTAGTAGGAGATCAATTTCAGCCGGTGACAGTGCGACCCGTCCATAGCGATCAAATACTAAGAGGAGAACTTTGTATCCCTTGGTTTGAGCAGAAAGGATTTTCTGTTTTACAATATCAAGATCGCGGCTCAAAGTAAACAGACTTTTAATCTCTACTACTAGATTATCGTCTGCTACAAAGAAATCACAATAGTATCTACAAGTTTTTTCCTGCCAGGTATACCATAGTTCTGGCATATCTTTTTTACGATATTGTATTTGATTTTCTTGATATAGAGTTTTCAAATAGTCGAACCCAAACGGTTCGTATCCTTGTAGATGTATGACTTCACCTGTTGATAGTGTGTATTCTTTTCTTTTCTTAAATCTGTTGTAGCATAGCGTTTCGGCAATTTCTGGAACATGGGCAGGATTGTGAACTCCAAACTTATTAAAAAACTTTTCCTGCCAATTTACTAAGTTATGCGGAATCCCGTGTCGTTCCATCATAGTGTTGATTCTTTTTTGTTTTACTTGTTCGTTGCTACTGGGATTTTCTACTCCGTATTTTTCAATAAAATGTTTCTTTCTTTGTTCTGCCATTCCAGGAAGCTCCATAGG